AAGCCAGACTTGGTTCCAGACCTGGAAATTATTTACCAAATAATTCTGGCTCACTTCGAAAGGCCGATTTAAAAGCTGTTGATTTTCAAGTAGATATTGCCCCTGGTGGTGTTCTTGCTACAACAAATACAAATGGTGGAATTGCTCTATGTAATGCTATCCAACCTGGAACTGGTTCCTGGAATCGTATTGGAAAAAATATTAGAATGAAATCTCTTCGTTACAAAGGCATTCTACAATGTCAATCTGGTCCTACAAATGCATTAGGTCAAAATACAATTAGAGTTGTTTTAATATTCGACAAGAATCCTAATTCTGGAGCTATCCCTACTTATGATCAAATTTTTGGTTCAACCTCTCAACTTGGAACTGAAAGTACTCAATCCTTTTTAGATAATCAAAGAATAGATAATACTCAAAGATTCTCAGTTTTGAAAGATGATGTTTACACTTCTTTAAATCCTGCTTTACCTTCTGCAACATTATCAACTGAATGGCAATGTAATATTGATACATTTGTTAAATTGAAAGGTTTACAAACAACATACTCTGGTCAATCAAACCCTTGTACTATTGCTGATATTTCATCTGGTGCTTTATATTTAGCTTTTAGATGTGAACAAAATTCAACTGCCTCACAATGGGAAGTTAAGAATACAACTTGTCGTCTTAGATATTATGATTAATTATTTTTATGTTAAAGAAAAATTGTTTTTAATTAAATAAACATTTATTTAATAATCATCACTACTTGTAGCATTACTTTCACTACTATCACTAATTAAGTTACTATCATCTTCACTTTCATTACAAACACAAATACTAACATGTTCACCACACACACTACAATGATATTTTTCATCGACTTCAATTTCATCATCAGGCATAGGTAATTTCTTATAGTTAATCCAATCTTCTTTAGTCCAATAAGGATGATTACAAATACAATTGTAATCAGTACATCCAGTACATTCTTCTGAAAGTTCACTTGAAGAACTAAGCAATTCAATTACATCTTTCTCTTTAGGAATTTCTTGAGTTACTTTAAGAACTTTAGGATTCTTGCTAATATCAGGATAATCATCAATTATCATTTGGCTTTGTTTATTTGGAACCAAATCACCTTGAGCATTTTGTTTATAAAGAGCAGGTTTCTTTAAAGGCATATGGTTAGGCTTAACCTTCTTAGGAGTCTTGTGAGCAAGAGGAGTAACAGCTTTAACTTTCTTAGTTTTCAAAACACCATCAATAGTAGCATTCCAAGGCACTGACTTGTGAATTTGTTTAAATCTTCTTTCTAAAGGTTCATATTGAACAGGATCAGGCCAGATATCTCTGATAGCATAATTTGAGGTCACAATAATCATCTTCGGTCTAATTAAATCATTACCATATTTGATCTCAACAGGAAAAGCATAGATATCAGCCCATATTTTTAAATTGTGAATCTGGTAAGCATGAGCAATATCAAAATCTTCAATAAGGACATTATCTTCTCCTTTATATTTATCCCACCATTTATTAGCAGCAATCTTAGCATAAAACTTTCCTCCTAATCTCTTTCTGGCATCGTGGCTCTTACCATATCCTATTTTATTATTCAAACTGTCCGTAGTAGAAATTAAATGAATACGCGAGGATGAATAATACCTGCTGGTCCGTGTATCCATAAGTTAGGTGTTTCACCATTCTCCCATTCAAGATCATTAGGCATTTCTTTAGCATCTTCAGCAATAGCTTTAATAGTCTTGTAATAACGAAGTTGATGTTCAGGCAAGATAGAACTAATTTGATTCTTCTTAGCTTTAGCAATAGTATCAGCATATTTATCAGCAATAACTTTAAGTCCTTTAACCTTTTGATCTAAAGGTAAAGTACCCCATTCAGTAAAGTCAGCATCAAGACCAAATGTAAGTCCTTCTTCATGAAACTGATCCCATGCTTCTTTAGATTGCATTCCTGTATGAGTTAATTAACAATATATACAAAATGAATGCGAGAGGCATAATAAAAACAAAACTGAGTTAAAGACTCATACCTTTCTTACAATAATCAGAAGCTCTTTGCATAGTTGAGTTAGCAGATTTCATTTCCCAATGAGCAGTAGGTAGTATCTTCTTAACAGCCGATATTCTCTTAGCAGATTTGAAGCAAACCATAAATTGTAAATGAGGAGTACCACTAGCACCTTTTTCTTTTCCATAGATATAATAATCAGCGATCGGTCTGATCATAGCAACAAAGATAGCAATGTGTTCATCGGTATAGTTATTCAAGGTACATCCAGCCCAATGTTTAGCTAAAGGACCTCTTCCAGGTTTTTCGGTAATGTTTTCAGGAGCTGTTGTTACGGTTTCAACTTCCATGTTTGACAACTTTAACGTGCGACCCCATCCATTAAATACTCACCGTATTCAAATAACACACGTTTCTGGAATTGCCATTTTGAATTCACTTCCACTTTCACTTCCAACTCACTTCCAACCAATAAATATAGTAAAGCACCGGAGGGCAGAACGGGGCAGGGCCGACCTACGGGAGGCCCGACCGGCCGTAAGGCCGGGGCCCCTGTCTGCCCGAGCGGGAGGCGGGGGGTCCCCGTGCCAAGGGCACGGGGGGCGGAGCCTCATCGCAAAAGAAAACAATCCCACAATGCGCCTATACTCCGTCCCATCCATACCGTCCAATCCATTCCCACGTGCGAGGACTAGGGGTCGTAGCTTGCTACTAGTATTACCCCTAGTCCCGTCCCATCCGTCCTCGTCCCATCCAACACGTGCGAGAGGGGTTTACTTACCGTTCGCACGTGGTGAACGTGTTTCTTATTTCCTGGTAGTCGTACAACATGTCCAAGAGATCTTATGATACGCAAATTGTAAATACTCGACCAAAAAAAATTACAAAAGCTCAACAACAAAGAGCTTACAACCAACTTGGATTCGTACAAGGTGGTCGATTCATGCGATCAGCTCAAGTTCAAGCCAGACTTGGTTCCAGACCTGGAAATTATTTACCAAATAATTCTGGCTCACTTCGAAAGGCCGATTTAAAAGCTGTTGATTTTCAAGTAGATATTGCCCCTGGTGGTGTTCTTGCTAC